CAATCACATCAGTGCGGCGACCAAGACGGCGCAACTCTTTCAACCGCAACACAGCCTGATCAGTTTTCGACAAAAACCTATCCACTGTTCCCGCCGTACCATCCCCATCAATCTTGCCCAGTTGCAGATCACCAGACAACACCATAAACGCAGCACTGCCACCCTCAGCCGCCCGAACACGTGAACGCCTTCGACCAATCGCCGCAACCAACTCGTCAACATCAACCGAGGTCGCCCTACGGCGGCGAATCGTCGCCTTGTAATAGAACATGCGTCGAACCCCACCGGAACCATCCGGGGCATCCCAACTGCGATACTGAACTGGCTCCACAACCTCAAACACCGCAGGGTCCAAATCCCACACCGAAAGCAACGCCGACCAATCGGAAGGCGCAGCAGGCAACGGCTCTGTAGTCAAAGTGCCAGTAGCGCCATCCCAAGCGACACCCGGCTCCCAACCGGACGGATGCCGCACAACCGGCTGCTGATAATCCGCCTGACCCCCAGCACTAAGCAGCGCTTCAATGTCGTTTTCGAGACTCACGCCGCTCCCTAACTGCCTCAGCGGCAGTCATCGAAGTCAACACAAAACCGTCAGCGATCTGCCGCAAAATGTCACCTACCGCATATGCGATATGCGCCTGTGGTATCGCATTGTGCTCCAACGCAACACGTTTCATATCGTCTGACTTCTGCTGCAACAGACGCAAATAGGCGACCACCGAATCAGCATCCAACCAAATACGATCATCAGTCGCCAATACCACGACGTGTTCCTGCGTCATGGGCATCGACAGCCCGCAACAATTTTTCTGCGTCTATGACGTTGCACCGTCTCAGACGAAACCACATAACCGTAACGTTGCAGCAAAGCGGAAACAGTGGTGCCCCGCACATTGCTTTCCAGCAACTCCTCAAATTTCTCCCGCTGAGCCTCATTCAACTGACTCAATATGAAACCGATAGAACACGTTTTCGCTCCCGGTTTCGACACCGACGCCGTAATCAACGAATCTACTTCACCTGAAAAATCCATCACTGGCTCCGATTCTCTGCCTTGCATCGAGAGCAACGAATAGCCCACGGACGTGTCACGAACAAAGCCATAGTGCGGTTACACCGCCAACACTTCGGTGCCTCATCAGTTGTGGCGTTCCTGCCATAAGGATCACTCATGGACGAATCATGCACTCATAGTTCGCAGAAACCATAGGGCGCAAATTCTCATCCTCCCCCATCGGAATGACGGAACCCTGAGGGGAGATACGCATGACATTGATACCGGACAATGTTTGCTCAGTGACAGCGCCAAGCAGCGCCCGAATCGTCTCAGCCTTATCCCGAGCCGTCGGATAGTCACCGCGAGTAGCCCTGCAAATGACCTGCAATGTTGGCCTGTCAATAGCCCAAGCCGCCGCCCCCATAGTGAACATCGGCGCGTCACCCGCATTTTCATACACCGATATCAATGTGTCAGGGGTTTCAGGCATCATGGACAGAAAGATGCTCGCACCGAGGGTGCCGTGGTCCTGCGCTTGAAGATAGTCTCCGACCGCCTCAAGAATCGTTGGCATTAGTTGTCGAACCTCCGAGCAATCATGTTCATAACGCGGACTGTCATGCGCTCAGCCATACCCTCAGCATAAAGGCGTACCGGGTTCTCTAAGAACTTCCAGCGAGTAGGCGGGTCATGCCGAGCCCGTGACGGTGGCAACTCGTGGACGAATGTCGCGTAAGGGGCGGCAGGGCCACCGTATGTGATGTATGCGTACGCCTTATTGCCGACAACCTCAGGGCCGCTCACCTCACCGGAAGCGAGCAATACACCTGTACGCACCGGAACCACATACGAGGACAACACAAAAGCCTCCTCGGCCTCCTCAATCAACGCTATCGCAGCCAACCGAGGAGCATCCTGACCGGCCAACACAAAAGCCTTCATCAAAGGCTCAAGCCCCTTCACCTTCACACTCGCCTTCACTGGCCGAACCCCACTACTGAATGATGGTTACCGTCCTCATCCTGAATTGTCTCCACAGACGTGATCTCCGGGGTAGTACCATCCGGCAATGTGATCTTGAACAGCGGCGTCACCGAGGCTGCAACGCCATACAAAATCGCCCGACCAGCCTCCACAATCTCTCGACCATCCTTATCCCTCAGGATACGTTCACTCCAAATGATCCGCGAATAGTAAGTGGAACTGGCCGTGGCAAAAGACTGCTTGCCGTACTTGTCCACCGCTGATGCAGCGTTGAACGTGACGACTTGGTTCATCATGGAACGGAAGTCTTTTTCCAAACTCACGGCCACGGCCTCCAATACGATCCGCGTTCGTAATCCATTTGACCGGTCCAGAACTCGGTGCCGTTATTCGGTGGCACCGTTTTGTCGCTGGCATGTTCAATGTTCTCAGGGCTAATCCAAGGCGTCGGTGGTTCACGTCGAGCACCCAACTCCAACAACTCATTCGCCAACGTGAAATACGCTTGCGCACGATCCGAATACGACAGCGACATATCGCCGACACTTTTACTGGTAGCCATACGTGAAAACTTTGAGGCGATGGCATACGCGCAGTCATGCGCAGCCTGATACACAGATGGGCCACCCTGCGTAATGCAGTAATCAATCTCCTCATTGGAGAGCAACTGATCATCGGTGTCAGTGTCACCAATAAGAAACCGGATAGCATCCCGGTCACTGCTTGCGGGGTCCCCGCTGTAACTCCACGTCATTGATACTCCTCATGCAAGGAGGGGGCCGACAGGGATCAAACCCGCCGACCCCCTCCAAGGGTGACTAGCGATTATGCAACAGCACTTGCGAAGAAGTAGCCAAGATCGCTGGCGACAACCTTGTTGTCGAACGCAACCTCAGCCTCAACGCGATTCGCCTTGAGGGACTCCATACGGAACTGGGAGGTTCCGATGGTCGCACCAAGACCGCCACTGACACCGGTCCAAGCGAAGATGTAGCCCGCGCTCGGGGTCATCAGACCCGGATTCGGGGCAACGTGCAGCAGGCACGCAGCCTTGCCGAACGTGAACGCATAAGCGCCAGTAACGCCCTCAGCGTTCGTAGCCTTCACCGACTTGGCGACAACGATCCGGTCAACACCGAACAGTCGAGCCATCATCTCCTCAGTGATTACCGAGGACGTGGTGTACTTGTAGCGATCCACGATATCGGGGTGATTCTTCAACTGGCGGAACACCTGATATCCGAGCACGAGAGTGTTGCCCTCGTAACCCGTGGTGGAAAGGATGTCCTCCTTCGCCGCCTCAATATCCTCAATGGGATCGGAGTTGGAGTAGTCACTCCACTGGTAGAACTGAGTCGCGGTCGGTGACGCAGAAACACCCGTGACATCCGTGCCCCACACGCCGGTGGTCAGGAAGTCACTGATGAACTGAATCTCACGACGCAGCAGCAACCGGGAGGTCACGAACTCGGCAGCCTCACGCAGCGGATTCAAAGGCGAATCAGCGTTGGCAAGGGTCTGATCGTCAACGTCCTTGTGGAACGCCCACACATCAGCCGAGTAGGTGTCGGTGGACAGGTTGTATCCGCCACCCGCTGACTCGGTACCCGGGGCGCGGCGCTGAGCCTCGTCACGGAACCAGTCATTCTTGGTATAGGTGAAATACTTGTTTGACTTCTTGTCCACTGGCACGACCGGGAAAACCTTATCGGAGATAAAGTTCTCTGCACGCTGCATGTAAGCAACGCTGACGTTAGTCAGGATCGCATCAATATGGACATCAGTGATTGTTGGCTGTGGCATTTCCTTCTACTCCTTAGAGTCCACGCGCCGAGTTAGCGCAATCAACAACCGCCGTGGCGATGGCACCCGAGGTTGCGCTCGTAATGAACGTTCCCACGGAGTAAGCGGCGGAACCGGTCGTACCGAAGGCAAGCGTGACGCCAGTGGCCGAAGCCGAGGCGAACAATGCCTCTCCAGCGGAGGCCGAGCCACCGGCCTTCAACTTGGTGCCGCCAACAATCAACACCTCAGCCTCTTGACCGGAGGTGGGGTTGTTTTGAAGAACGCCGATGGGGCGATCCGTGGCTGCGGACACTGCTACAGCCTTACCCGTCCCGTTGTCGATCTTCACAAAGTGGTACTGCTTTGCGGACAGATTCTCGCCAGCGACCAGAGTGGTCTTGACGGAATAGTTACTGAATTCGTAGGCCATTTTGGCTCACTTTCCTTGCTCGGAACGGTACTGGCTATACAGGTCCGGGTCCGACGTGAACACGTCAGCGAGGGCCTGCTCGAAAGTCGCCGCCTTGCTGTCAGCCACAGCGGCCTTAGCCATTGCCTCGGCCCGCTCGTAAGCGGAACCAAGCGACGGGCGGGACTTACCGATCTCGCTAAAGATGTCAGCGGACTCGACGCAAGCGTTCGCTGCGGTCAAGACCTCATCAATCGACTTAGCAAGATCAGCGTCAGTGTCGCCAAGACGGCGCAGGGCGGGGCCAACCACGTTGGCGTCAAGCCCGAGGTGCGCGTAAGAGGTGCTGGCCTTGGCTACAGCCTCAGCATCGGCACGCTCGGTGCGCTCCTTGCGCAGAGCAACCTCAGCGGCATCCTTCTCGATGCGAACCGCGTCAAGCGCCTTCTGCATATCCTCAAACGCCTTACGCACTTCCTCCGGTGCCTCCTTGCGAAGGAACTCAGGCATGTCATCCTCACCATCGGCGGGCTTCTGCATGCCCTTCATTTTCTTCTCCATCTCGGCAATCCGAGCGTTGGCCTTATCCAACTGCATCATCAAGTCGTCATAAGACGGCTTCTTATCTTCTGCCTTGTCCATATCGTCCACGTTTACCTCCTCGGTTGATTTCAGGACGGGCGGCATCTCACTGTCATCTCGTTCCGGGTTTGCTTTCTTCCACGCTGTCTTGACCTTCGACTTCACACCGGCCATATCACCGCTAGGAATCTGAACTTTTTGCCCACGGAACCCGGGTCCGAGAGCAGCAACCGCCATGCCAACCTGACGGGCGGTTTCCTTACGATCAGGGGTTTCCCACAACCGCAACTTCCACGTTGAGGGCATCTCAGGATCAGGCACATACGCATACGCCTCGGCGGGGAACTCGACGCCTTCCTCAGTCTTGCGAGGGGCCATCGCCTTCTCTACCTCATCCCTTGGGGCTGCTTTGATCACCAGCCAGCCCTCGTGCAGGTGTGCCGGATGGTCAACGCCCGATGTCTCCTCAATGTCGAGGTTGACCATCTTGCGGGTCTGTCGAGGCATCCGTGTTCCTCTCTGCAACAAAAAGCGGGCCGCCTTCCCAACCATTCAATATCTGGTTGGGCCGACAACCCGCAGGCTTCGACTGACTGTTAGATTATCACGACCGGGGTTGGAGACCGGAGTTTCGTTGCTCGCTAATCACCCAACGCTTCTCTTGGCCGCGTTGCCGTTTCCGGCGCGTACGCCTATCGGAGTGTGGCCCCGCCGCATTGGGGGTTTAGGGCAACACCTCAAACGATTGCGGACCACCATTCAACACAACCACAGGCCGAGCCCGAACCTTGCCCCGAGCCGCCGACAAACGCACATCCACCTGAGCATGCGGAAACGCCGCCACCACAGCAATCACCTCAGGGGACAACAACTGATCAATCCAAGCCCGAATCACCGGATCAATCTCAGAATCAGGCAACAGGCCCCTCCGGCAAATCAACCAAAAGCCGCTGCGCCTTACCGCCAATAGAATACCCACGTAACTTATCGGCCTTGACCAACTCCCAAGCCCACGGCTCCCACACCACACCGAGGAACACCGTGTTCTCAGGGAACGTCATATTCTGCGTCGAGCCATCCTTACGCATCATCGGTACCGACACCTCGTACGGCCAAGCCATCACCTCAACCCATTCACCGGCCACCGTGTCCCTGTCATGCTGCAACCGGATACGCCGATCCCCCTTTTTGACGTACTCCCATACGGCCTTTTGCAACTCATCGGGGTCGGTCCACTCAGCGTGAGCGTCACGACGATTCGGGATATACATAGGGCCGAGGGTGAACCTGCGCTCGTCCTGCGCCTTCGACACTAACGTTGCTTCAGGTTCCTCGACAGGTACCTCGTCATCTGGTAAATCTTCCAAATCAGGGTCAGCGTCAATCATGTAGTCAAGCAGCCGCATTGATGGTTCCCAACGCTTGTCTTGCCATTTCCACACATAGAACGCAATGTCGTCTGCGGCCTCGTCTACGTCAGCGCGAAAGATAGCCCCTGATCTTGCTAAGCGGTAATACTTCTTATTCATGTCATCCTCCAAGCCGAACGTATCATACCCCCGGTAGGTTTGTTCATGTGAGGCTCACAACCGAGCCAGCCAAATCAGTCAACGGTTGAAACGATGGCGTACCGATAGCCAACAAACCCGCACCAACAGGAACAGGAATCTGCGCAGCCAGACGCATCATCGACCTGTACGTCGAAACACGAGTGCGCATATCACGAGACTCCCGATACCGCTCATACAACGCATGTGTCGCCTGACGGCGAATAGGATCGTCAGCAGACAACTTCGGTTCCTTGAAGTCCAACGAAGTCGGCGTATGCAACTGCAACTCCACGCGAACCCCAGTACCCGGATGAACAGCAGCAATGTTGATGCCCTGATATGGGTCACCCGGTACCCAGTAATTCTTCACCCGCAACTCGTAACCCTGTTCCTCCAAGTCAGCAATCGTCGCCTTTGCGCCCTCAACGTATTCTTGATCCTTGAAAGTCATCGTGTACCGAGCCACATCACTCATGCCCTCAGCGGTCTTGACAGGATCACCACCGTTTTTCGGGTCATCACGTTCATCGTCAATCTTGCGGGCCAATGACTTCTCGGACTTCAACCGATGATCAAGACCCTCCATTTTTGCGCCGTGACGTTCAGCGATGTCAATCATGTCTCGCGTGATTTCGGGTTCGGCTGCCCCGATCCGGTCACGAACCGCTTTCGCTGCCGCAATCGAATCGGGACGCCGCTTATCGGCCTCACCGGGCGGATTGTCCGGCGTCCCTAACGAATAGCCTTTATAGTCGCCACCGGACCCCGTAGGGCCTGCCGATCGCTCGGAACCACCACCACGACGGCCATGCGCCGACTGATCGTGCTGGCCGTGCTTGGCTACTGATTGGCCGCTAACTTCTCCCAAAGCGTCTGCGCGAACTGACGAATCTCGTCCTCCGTCATCTCGGCGAAACTCGGCAGTTGTGCCGCTTGAATCGGTTGATTTTTCTGCGATTTGTCCTGTGCCACCTGTATCAATCTCCTCCGCGTTGACGACATCCCATATGCTGATTTGATCCCGACGCTTGCCGCGCCGTACTGCTGTTTCGCGGTCCATGACGTTTTCGCTTACGTCGAGGAACACCTTGCCGGATTGCTTGTCGTGCCATACCCCGAGGTAATCACCCCGGGTTAGGGTATCACGGTTTGTGACCAGAAAATCCCCCAAAACCTGAGGCCCCTTCACCGGATCGTAAAAGTCCTCCGCATCCACAATCGCAGGCTTCACACCCCGAGTGCCGCCCCGAGCGACCATGTACCCCTTGGGCGGCTCAGAACCATCAACCATGTTGACACTCAAACCCCCATTTTCCCGCGTCCGCTCAATAATCGACCGAGCAACCTCGGGGCTCAAACTCACCGACCGGCCCGCATGAACCTTCTGATCCGGGTGACCGGGATGCTTCAACACCGGCTCAGCAGCGGTGAACGAATACGTCGTACCATCAGGGAACGTCAACGTGTGATACCCAACAGACTTCTTAGTCTCCCGATTACGCTTATCCCCCGGCCACATCCCCGTCACCTCACGATGCCGGATAGCGCAATACCCCTTGGCCTGCTCACTCGTCATGTATTTGCCGACAGCGGCCACACACGACGTGAAGTCACCCCCCGCACCCCAACTGATGCGGCCCTTGCCACCGGCTCGCCAATAGTCCCGCAACGCCTCAGGATTACCGCGCTTCAACAGCACGCCATCCATATCCTCGCCGCTATCAAGCCGAACACTTATCTGCGCGTACCAATCCTTGTCCTCATCGGTCAGAGACTCCAAGAAACCAATTTCGTCCTCGTCATCCTCACGACCGATAGGGCCACCAGTGAGCCACGCTGAACAGGATCGGGCAGCAGCACACTTGAACTTGAACACCTCGCAGTAGCCAAGGTCAGCCGCCTCCACCACATCATTGCCCTCCTCAGGGTCGATGGCCTCACCGATGGCGTAAAGGATTTCCGGGCTCACATTGAACGAAGCGCAGTTACCGCACCGCGTGGTCTGTGCCTCCTCAGCCGAAACACCCCACACCGCACCGAGCCGCTTCCAGTAGTTACCCGGCGCATCAGGGTTCAACGGCCCATACAAGTATTCGTCAATGGCGTACTGCCGATTCTTCAAATTGACGTGCAAGTCGAGGATCGCCTCAGGGGTTGCCCGCTTCTCCAC